GATTTTCGGAACCCCTGTGTTTGACGAGGGAGGCAACGAGCAGGGAGATAAGTTGTTTGAGATGAACCTCCCTGCCATTGGGTTGCACGCACGCATCATCGAAATTGAGGCCGCGGGGTACTTCGATAACTCCAACGAGGAGAATCCCGTTGATTTGTACTTCGGGTTCAGGTTTGGGGATGAGGAGACCCCTCCGGATAATTTCTCGCCTCTTGAGGGAGCGGTTCACGAAGGAGAGGATGTGCCTGTTCTGACCCTTGACCCCGGAGGGATATACGACTGGACTTTGAGCGGAAGGATCTTCGGGATGCCCGGTGAGGGCAATGTCATATATGTGGAAGCGTATCTTCGCATATACAGCACATTTGATTTCAACGAGGACAAGCACGGAGAGCTGGTAGCCGAGATTCCGGTTCGCGTTAGCACTTTGGGCGTCGTGGATAAGTGGTTCATCCTGAGAGCGTGCTATCTGTTTGATGGAACGAACCCGAATGCGAGGGCGCATACCAGGGTCGCGCGGCCGATTCTGCTTCTCAATCCGGTTGATCTGGCCGCCAAGTTCAAAACCTATCCATGATGGGGTGAGGTCAGATGCCAACTCTAGCTTGGACATGGAACACATTGAGGGCCGCCTTGCAGGCTTGGCCAGCGGACGCGAGCCAACAGTATCTGGACAACCTTGACCGGATCATCGGGCTGGGCGAGCTGAGGCTTGTGCGGGATCTGAACCTTGATATTTTCGACCATGTAATCACGCTTGCTTTGACCCAAGGGGAGCGGATTGTCCAAAAGCCGTCCAACTGGATTGCAACTCGCTCGCTACGGATTGGACCCGAGACCTTCTATCTGCTGACAGAGGATGATGAGATTCTTGGTCTTGAGGATGGAAGCGGGGGCTTTCTTCTTGAGGAGGCCGAGGATGTACAGGAAACGCGCAGCTACCCTTTGGAGATGCGTTCATGGGATTTCTGCCATGAGTTTGCGCCTGATCCGCTTATCCAGGGCAGACCTCGCTACTTCAACGAGCTGAACGATACGCAATGGGAGGTGGTTCCAACATCGGACTCCAATTATGGAGTGATCTGCCGCTACGTTCGCCGCCCTACGGACTCACTCAGCCAGGATAATCCGGATGCCACGAACTGGCTTGCGCGCTCGGTTCCGGATGCGCTGTTCGCGGCTTGCCTGGCGGAGGCGGAGCACTTCCTGAAAGCAGATGACCGCTACGCGGACTACATCAACAAGTACCACAACGAGATTCTGCCTATTGCGCGCGCTGAACTGAGGAACCTGATCCGGGCCGGGGATTACAATCCGGTCAAACCTGCTGCAGAAACGGTGAAGTGATATGGCCGACACATACAGTCAGCTACTTCGATTAAGGCTCCAGCAAACAGGAGCCAACGAGGACACCTGGGGCGCGCTGCTCAACGCGGCAGGCTTGCAACTCATCGAGGATGCGATTGCGGGCATGGCGACGATCACGGTGGCCGCATCCGATGTGACACTGAGCGTGGCCAATGGCGCCAACGATCAGGCCCGCATGGCGATCCTGAACCTGATCGGCGCTCCGGATGGTCCGCGCAATATCATCGTGCCGGCGCTCAGCAAGCCGTATATCGTCGTCAACAGTACTGGCCAGACGATGACGATGAAGACGGCCAGCGGGACGGGTGTAGCAATTCCGAACGGCGCCAGGCAGTACCTGTTCTGCGACGGCAATGAGGTGTACGCCGTAGAGGCGGCGGCGGTGGGCGGGTCGGTCGCCTTGGCCGAGGATGCGAACAAACTCGGAGGGGTGGATGCGAATAAGTACGCCCGCATCGACGCATTCAATCATCACGAGGCTGGATTCGCGGCCGCCTTTGTCACGCTGGTCGATGACACCACCATTACGGTCAACTGCAAGGAGTCGAACCGATTCCGGGTGACGCTGGGGGGCAACCGATCCCTGTCGCTGACCGATCCCACTGATGGCCAGACGATCGAGATCTGGTTCAAGCAGGACGCGGGCGGCAACCGCACCATCACCTGGCCTGTGAACGTCAGATTCGCCGTAGGGTCAAGTCCAACGCTTTCCTCATCAGCCGGCGCCGTTGATGTCTACCGGCTGACCTACGAGGAAAGCAGCAATACATGGGTGGCTCTTGCCATGCGGAACGTCTCGCCCGCCTCGGGCGCGACGACGTTCGATGTTACCCTCACGCACGATGCCTGCGACTTGAACCTCTACCACCTGCTGGGCAGCCCTGCGGGCATCGTGACGGTGAATCTGACCGTACCTCCCGGCCTTCGCATCTACGCAAGCAATGCCGCAACGCCTGCGCTGGATCTGCGCGGCTTCGATTCCGGAAGCACGATCAACCTGTACACCACGGGGGCCTACATCGACGGGCACGGCGGCGATGGGGGCGATGGGGCGCGCCAGCTCACCTATCGCGGAAATCCCGACAACGCCACGATGGAAAAACCCGGAAGCAGAGGGCGCAATGGAGGGCCTGCGATCTATGGTCCTGGTCCCGCGCGCACGCTCAACATATTCAACGCCAACGGATTCATCCGAGGCGGCGGCGGTGGCGGCGGTGGCGGCGGTGCGCAGCGCCTGGGTCTGGGCGCAGATGCGGCCGGCGGCGGTGGTGGCGGCGGCGCTGGTGGTGGCAAGGGCGGTCGTGGCGGCTACATCCGTGGGCAGCTCGCCAACAATGGCTCTGATGGTTCATCCGGCGTGAACGGAACGTTTGGCTCTGGCGGGAGCGGGGTGGCGTCCGGTGGAAGCGCCGGCACCGGCGGCATTGGCGGTGATTGGGGCTCTGCCGGCGGTTCAGGCAGCGGATCGAATGCCGGCACGGGCGGCGCCGGAGGGAACGCGGTCATCATCAATGGCGCGAGTGTGACGTTCATGTCAGGCGGAACTGCGCCCAACGTCAAGGGCGCTGTGTCCTGATTGGGAGGCTCGATATGCCGAAGAAGTACGAAGCCATGCGGGATCAGTTCATCCAGAAAGGGATGAGTGAGAAGGCGGCCGAGACCAAGGCTGCCCGTATCTACAACGCACAGCGCAAGCCCGGGCAACGACCCGTTACCGGAAAACACCCTCGTCATGAACGCAGAGGGCGCTGATGGCCGGTCCGCGCAAGCAACCGACGTTGCCATTCTCCTTGGGCAAGGGCCTGCTCATGGATCAAACGGCCCGTGGCTCAAAACGCCGCTGGCGCAACGGCAACAATGTTCGCTGGCACGATGACCTGCCGGAGAAGATGGGCGGGTTTGTCGAGAACGTACTGACCGACGAGAACGACGCACCGCAACTCTACAAGGGCAGGGCACGCTCCTATCTCGAATGGCACTCACTCGATGGGCGCAACTGGAAGGCTATCGGGACGCAGTGCAAGCTCTATCTGATCCACCGAAACCGCCTCTACGACATCACCCCGCTACGGGCGACGCACACGATCATCAATGGCTTCGCCACCGAGCAAGGGTCCAACATCGTCACTGTTGTCGATCCCGCCCATGACGCTCAGACGGGCGACCATGTGCATTTCTCGGGCGGATCGTCAGTTGGCGGGCTCACCATCGAGGGCGAGTACACCATCAAGGACGTGATCGACCTGGATACCTACCTGATCGAGGTATCTGAGGATGCAGCCTCCACGGACTCAGGCGGCGGCACGGTCACGGCTGCCTACGAGATTTCCTGCGGCCTGGAAACCGATGGGACACTTTCAGGCTACGGCACCGGCCCGTATGGCGAAGGCCCCTACGGAACCGCCCGGGAAGGCTCCACGTTCCTCGGGGACGCGCGCATCTGGTCGCTGGAGCACTGGGGCGAGGATCTGCTGGCTTCGCCGAATGGCGAGACGCTTTACGTTTGGGAATGCCGCTGGGGACCGCACTCGCGGGCCGTGGCTGTGCCTGGGGCGCCTGCCAACATCGAGCACATGCTGATCGGTCCGGATGATCGGCACGTGATCGCCTTCGGCACCAACACCGCAACCGGCAATCAGCACCAGGACAAGATGTTCATCCGCTGGTGCGCGGGCGATAACTACGAGGAATGGCTGGCGACTGCCGAGAACGATGCCGGAAGCAAGCGCCTCGATACCGGATCGAAGATCATCACGGCGGTCCGCACCCGCCAGGGCATCCTCGTATTCACCGACAAGAGCCTGTACTTCGGCTCGAGCGTGGGCGGACAGGATGTCTATCATTTCGAACAGTTGGGCGGCGAGTACGACAAGCCTGTCGGCAAGCGCGCCGTGGTGGATGCGGACGGCATCATCTTGGCCATGTGCGAAAACGACTTCTACGTCTTCGACGGCACCTTGCATGTGTTGCCCTGCGAGATCAGCGATTACATCTTCCCCGTCATCAACCGCCAGGCGCAGAGCAAGGTCCAGGCAACCTACATCCGCGAGTTCAAGGAAGTGCGCTTTGATTTTCCGGCGGGCGAGAGCCTGGAGAACAATCGTGTCGCCATATACAACCTCAAGGAGCGGTGCTGGTACGTCTCCTCGATGGCGCGCGAGACCTACGGTGACAAGAGCGCGGTGCTGGGCTATCCGG